AGAGTCAACAATCTTCTGAAAGGTTTCTTTCAGGTCATCTGGTAGGATTGTTTCTTGAATAGTTTTCGGGCGATACTTCTCGACCCAGAGGAATTCATTACTCATACTTTCTCCATAATAAAAAACAAGTATATCACATCAATCGTGATAAGTCAATAAAAAAGGTGGGGTAAGCGGAAAGGAGACGCTCACCCCACCCCAAGTCGGCGGAAAGGAGAACGCCAGACTTATTCTTCTACACCCTGTTCGGACTGAAACTCTTCGCAGAGTTGAATAATCTGAACAGCTTGGTCACGCAACTGACCGATGGTTGAGAGTTCCTCACCCTTGAAACCGCCACGTTGAACGACTGTATCGATTACTGCCACGGTTGAACGAGATACGCGATTACCTAGTTCGTAGATTGCTGTGTGGTCTTTCTGTGCTTTTGCCATCATTATGCTCCGTATGTTGATGTTTTTTCAAGTGCGATATAGTATTCAATCGCTGATTGTTTACTCGTCAAATGCGAGATAAGTTTAGAAGAGATTTCCACCTCAAAGTCTTCGTTGATAACTTTCAGGTTACCAACATTCAGGACGAAGTTGAAATCAACTCCTTCAGGATAATCGCCTTCAACATCAATAGAGAAAGCGTTAGATGTCGAGTCTTTCGTATCGACAACTGACAAACGAATCGCACCAGTCACAGGTGTGATAGAAATCTCATCATGACCCAATGCTGCGGCAGCTCGTTTAACTCTACCCAATGTGTCTGTATCTAGCGTAAACTTAACTTCCGCCTCAGGCATGTTGATGTCCTTGCCAGGCGATGTCAACATCTCAGGGTCAGAGAAGTGATACTTAATCGAAGAGCGACCAGTAGAGTCACCTACGATTACATAGTCTTTCTCGAACTTGAGTCGTGGTGTGTCAACCAGTGACAACACATTGAGAAACTCGTTCAAGTCATAGATACCAAACCCTTGAGGAAACTCCTCGTTCAGGTGTGCGGTAGAGAGAACATTACGAGCAACAGAGATAGTCTTTACGACACTACCTTCGGTCACTACAATGTTCGGATTGATTGTCGCATAGTTCTTCAATACTTGCAACGTTGCGTCTGTTAGTTCCATAATAAATTTCCTTTTCTAAGTTTGTAAATGTATTATACTATATCCAAATAGATTTGTCAAGCAGCTTTTAGCTTCGAGAAGTTTTTTTCTTTGATGAATTCTATTCTGCGTTGGAATGCTGCATCTTCCAACTCAGACTTGTGAGAGATGACAAAGACATTGGTGTCCTCTGCGACTGTCGCAATAATCTTCATCAGGTTCTCGATACCTTCCTCGTCCAGTGACGAGTCAAAGGTTTCGTCCAACACCAGTAGGTTGGTTGCGACAGAGTTCTTCATCTTGGCAATCTGTCTCCATGTAAACAACAACGATAAGTCAATCCGTTGCTTCTCACCCTCAGAGAATGAGTCGTAGGAGAATGCGTCACGATGTCGTGAACGAATAGTCTCATCAAATGCTTCATCCAAATTGAAGTGGACATAGAAGTCAAGGATGTTGAGATACTCGTTGGTCAGTTTGTTAATGACAGGAAGATACTGTTTGATAATCTTGGTCTTGATACCAGTATCCTTCAACAGTTCTGAACTGACACGATAGTATGAGTTCTGTTCAGATAGTTTATACTTCTCGTCTTGCAATTCCTCTTTCTCTACACGGAGTGTTTCCAGTTCAGTATTCGCTTCACTGAGGTCACCTCTCTCTTCAGACAATACAGTGAGTTCAGTGTTAATGACATCAATGGTTCGGTTAATTGACCCAATCTCTTGATTATTTGCATTGACCTTCGACTGCCATTCCCGTATACTGTCCATCGCTGTTTGCAGTTCTTCTTGTTGCGCGAGTAGAGTTTCTCTTTGGGCTTCACCCATGTCGAGTGCGTTTTTAATAGTCCCCGCTTTGGTTTTGCATTTGTCGAGATGATAGTTCTTCGTTGTCTCATCAATGTCTTGTTCGCATGTCGGACATGTATCGTTCTCTTGGAAAAACTTCGCCTGCTTGACAACTTCTTTTTGTTGTGTTTTGAATTGCGCCATGTATTGGTCAATGGAGGCAATATCCTTAGATACCTTAGTTGTTCCTTCATTGACACTTGGGGTCTTCTCAGTGATTTCATTCGTCAGTTCCTCATTCGATTCGTTCAGGACACGAATGTCTTCCTGTAAAGATTTGATTGTGTCGAGTTTCTCTTTTTTCTGCTGTGCAGTTATTTCACTCAGGTCACGAAGATACTTTTTCTGTGCGTTAATCTTCGTCTCTACCATACTCAGTTCATGAGCATTATCACTAATCTTGTCCTTCAGGATAGACATTCGTTCCTTTAACAACCCATTCATCTTACTGAACACGTTGATATCAAGTAGGTCTTCAATCACATCACGCCGTGCTTGAGAGGTTAGTTGCATGAAAGGCACGAAGGATGAAGACCCCAAGACCACAATCTGATGAAAGGACTTGTGGTTCAACTTGATAATATTATTCTCAAGCATCTGTTGATATTCCCGCGCATGAGAATTTTGGTTCACCATATTACCATTGACCCAGATTTCAAACTTAGCTGGTTTGATGCCACGGACAACTCTATAGTTCTGCGAACCTATACGAAACTCAACCTCGACCAATGTCCCCTTACCATTTATGGAGTTGACGAGTTGTGGTTTCGAAATCTTACGGTGCGGTTTACCAAATAAACCAAAGGAGAGAGCGTCTAACATGGTAGACTTACCCGCACCGTTCTGACCCACCACCAGTGTGGTAGGAGAAGTATCGAATTCAATCTCTGTAAAATTATTTCCCGTTGACAGGAAGTTCTTGAATCTCAGTTTCTCGAAATGTATCATTCTCTGTAGCACCGCACCAGTCGCACGGTGTTCCTTTCTCAAATCCCATTATGTCTTTCTGAACAGGGCAATAGTGTTCCCAGAAAGCAAATCCATCATTAAATCCCAAACCCATTATACAATCTCCAATGACTGTGCTTCTGTCATAAGGTCGGATATCTCTCGTTTAATCCTACTCTTATCTAGGTCTGTATTTACAGCGTCAATATAATTATACACGATTGTTTCGGTATCGTCAAGCGAAATCTTCTCGTCCCCGACATTTTCTCCAATGAACTCTTTGAAGTCCTCTTGGATTTTTAGTTCGTGTATCTTCTGAGCCTGCACACGGTCAATGAACCGTTCAAACTCATAGGGGTCACCCTTGTTGGTGACAATGACCTTGACGAACTTGTTGTCCAGATACCGAAGGTCTTGGAACTTATTCATCTGCTCGTGGTCGTAGTAAATCTTCTCATAGATTGTGATTGGATTACGCACCGCAGTCAACTCACGAGTATCTGTATCTAGAACATGGAAAAACTTATTGTCATTACAATCGTTCCAGAAGAACTCCATCTGACTACCCAGATAGTGAATGTTACCCTGTGATGACTTCGCATGGAAATGACCCGACAGAACCATCTCGAAACGTTCAAATAGTTTCGGTGACATACCATCCATACACGGCATACCCTTATGCATATCAAATCCAGTCAGTTCTAGATGTGCGCCAACGATATCTGCTTTACAGTTCTGAATGAACTCAATAGAGTCCTCTTCGTTCTGTTGATTAATCCAAGGAATCAAAGCGACCCGAACACCGTCATACTTCATGATACTTGGTTCAAGAACGAGATTGACCTCATTCATGTAGTGACCCTGTAACTCTTTGAGTGCGTTCAGTTCATTTGTATTCTTATAATATACGTCATGGTTGCCAGGAATGATATCCATCGTGATACCATTCTTACGCATAGGTTCTAGAAAGATTTTGCGATTGTGTTGCAGTGCCTTGAAGTTGATTGTCTTACGATTGTCGTAGTAATCACCCAAGTGTAAAATGTGTTTGATGTCATTCTCTAACAGATAGGGAAAGAACACGTCCCGATAGAACTGTTCTTGGTAATCCATAAAGATGTCAGAAGAATTGCGAATACCGCAATGGGTGTCGTTCAGTATAGCAATCTTCATTACTTACACTCTTCGACATATTCTTCTGCTACAACCTTACCCCATAGTGTAAACCATCCGTCTTCAGGACTGTAACCTAACTCTTCTAATCCAGAGAACCAATCCTCATCATATTTTTCTTGAATCTGTTCCTGTTCTTCATCAGTAAACTCTGATGCAAAGTCAATCTCATTATGTCCATCAGTGGTCTCATACAGTTCAAACTCAGTGAAGTAACTACTCACCAATTCATTGTCTCGGTCATCATCCTCAGCGTCTACTGCGATTTGTAACACTTCGCGTTCATCTTCGTCTTTAGGTGTTACAAGAAATGTTCCACCCTTCCACTCTGTTCGAAGAATAAATTTTTTGTCTTCAGAACCAACCAGAAGTTCTTCTTCACAGACTGACCATTTATTATATGGGTAAATCCTATATTGTTTATCAATCTCAATCTTCATCTTTATTGCCCGCTCTCTTCAATGCTTCTGCCATAGTCAACTTCACCGAACTACTGTTCTGTAGTTTGATTGCCTTCTTACGCAACTTGCGGTGTTCTGCTTTCTTCACTTTGTCCATTAGTAACTCAACCTTTCTGCTTCCAATACTTGACGACACTCATCCAACCATTCTTGGTAGGACTTATTGTCTTTATAGAACTCACGTTTCTCAGGTGTGCCGAAATACTCGACAACCCATTTCGCTTGGTCTAAATTCTTGCCGTGATAAGATAAGTTTTTCATTTTCCTATTATACCAAACCTAACAAGATTAGTCAACAATAAAATCACTTAAATCTGAATCAACTTTGACCGTGCGTTTCTTGCGTTCCTTCTTGACAACCTCTTTCCACTCAGCGTCTTTCTCTTTGACCTCATCAATCCTAATACGGAGTTGGTCAACAAATGCCTGTGCGACTGCGGCAGACTGGTCATCACCCAGTTCATTGTCAAGGAAGTTCTCAATACCAGACTGGTTGATATACTTCATCTTGATATCTTGTTGTTTCTTTTCTTTCTCGATACGGCGTAGGAATGCGAACCATGAGATTTGTGTGAAGTATGCAAATGCGTTTGGTTTACCTGTGCGGGTCGCAGCTTCTAGATTATAGTTCTCAATCGCCTTGAGACAGTTCTCCACTGCGTCCATCACCATCTCTTCACGATAGGTATAACGAACAAAGTTGGACTTGTGTGAGAGACCCTCGCAAATCTTGAGGAAACACTGTGCGATATAATCGGGGACTTTAGGTAGGTCTTCAACACCCTTCGCTCGTGCCTCGTCTAATACTGTCACATAGTCCACTACCGCCTGTGAGAACTGTGCGTTGTTCACATAGTGTGGTTTGTCTTTTGGTTTTATTTTCGCCATGATATACTCCAATTATGTCCTTATAATACCATAAATTTTATTCACTGTCAAGTAAAAAAAGTGCTTGACAAAACTTGTAATCCGTGTTATACTTAAAGTGCCTTTTGGGGAGGGTTGGATACTACTGTTCCCACAACGCAATATCTGTTACCCTCGAATGATTTCTGTGTTGTTTCGTGTATGAGATGACTTCTAAAAATAACTAACATACCGTGTTCAATCTTCAGTTCATAATCCAGTGTCGGAAAAATCAGACCCGAACAGTTTTCAGGTGGGTCGATATAGTAACAGAATGCCCATGTCGTAGGCCAGTGGTCGTGGGGTGTGGTGATTTCTCCACTCTCATATCTCGTCCCCCACATCATATTACAATATTGTGATTGTATATATGCATTGTTCCAATCAAGACTATTTGCTCTGAAGTGATGATTCTCCCAATCCATCTGCATTTCATATGATGACTCCTTACAGAAGTCTTCGATGATATGCGACAGAGAATTGAATTCT